TTCTTCGTTTATTGAAGAAATTTCTTCGTCAGTTTCGGGTGAACGCTCGTCTACTAATTGACCCATTATTAACTCCGTCTTATGATTATGGAACAGGGTATTGTGTTATCAGGACTCTAAGAGTTTGCCTGTTTTTTTTCTTCTTTAATTTTTATTTCTCTGTGTTTAGCCCATTTGTCAGTTGCACTAGGAAAGTGACCAGATATAGGATCAAGAGAAAAGTTTACTGCACTAATAATTTTAAACGCTTGTTCATTGCACATTGGACACTGAATAGAAACTAAAGACGAATCAGTAATTCTTTCATGTATGTGTCCATTGGGACATTTAAAGTCAAACAAAACAGCCATTATTTTCTACCTCTAACCTTCTTGACTGTTATTATAAAATTCGTCTTCCAAAGTTTTAACTTGATCTGGAAGGTTAAGAATATTATTGATAACCGCAAGTTGACCTTTTCTATAATAGAGATCGTTTTCGTCTTTAGCTGTTTCCACGCTATTGATAAGTTCATAACTATCAGACAAGTCTTCACACAGAGTCTTCCAACCAACCATGTTAAACAGTTCTCTAAGAGATCCGTAGTATTCTTCCAAAGCAGTTGTATTCTCTTCATGTCTCATTTCCTGTTTCTCCTATAATAGGACAGTTAGTGATTAAACTAATAATAGCTCTGGCCCTAGACTAACACATTTTTAACTAAATGTCAAGCTATTTTTTTACTTTTTAAAGAATAAATAAAAGTAAGATATTTTATTATTTCATTTGATTCGTAAATCCAATTATCAGAACCGTTAGAAAACGTAACGTGTAAACAAGGAACTTGAGAACTTCCTCCTTGATTTATTAGTTTTTGTTTGCTGTCTGGATCTTCTTTTATATCTTTTAGTTCTATATTCATATTGTTTTCATTTAAAAAACGGCAAACTTTAATACAAAAAGGACAATTTTTAAAATGATAAAGAACTAAATAATTCATTAGTATGCGCTTTTTACTTTTTTAACCTTAGTTTTTCTAACAGCAGTAGAGGGTGCCTTTTTTTTCTTAGGCGGCCGTCCTTTTGTACTTCCGTATGTTCCTTTTCCCATTGGCATAACTATTTCCTCTTTTTAGCAGTTTTGGCGGCTTTTTTAAATTGTTTAGCAGTAGGTGCGCCTTTAGCCCCTGCTTTCCTCATTTTTTCTTTGCTACCTGCGGCTATTCGTTTGCGTTTAGCGTGTATATTATCGTAAAGACCTGCCATGAGTTATTTCCTTATTTAGCGTTTCTTTGTGCTTTCTTTGAAAGATCCTTAAAATGAAAGAGTTTTACACTCGTTTTTCCATGTGTTTTTCCAGAGTGTAAACTCCCGTTAGGCATTTTGTGAGTATTTCCTGTAAACAAAGTTCCATCTTTTTTGTAGTGCTTTACACCTTTCATATTAAATTACTCTATTTTTTCTGATCTTTTAGTTGAAGCTCTAAACGCTTTGCAAGAGCAGCTATTTGTTCAGCTTGTGTTTCTATTTCTTCTTTTTGAGAAGTAACACGAATATTCAAATACTCAATAGGATCATTAGGTTCTTTTTTTATAGGAAACTGTAAAATCATAAAATTACCACTTACAGCGATCAGCCCAGTAAGCTGCTGACATTTTTCCTTTGGCTATATTTTTGCCATGTCTCGCTTTAAAAGATTTACGTTTAGCTTTCATTTTGTCTGACTCTCCGTCCTTTGGTTTTCCAGCAGTTTTCGCTCCTTGCTCACCAAATCTAATAGTTTTAACCTTGTCTCCTTCTTTCGCCACAACCACATGACTTTTCTTCGGGTGATTCGGTGTACGTTTGCATTGGTTATAGCGACTTACTCCTGCTCTGGCTAATCTAGGGTCTTTTTTGGCTGGCATTAGGGAGTACCTGTTCTCGTAGGAGCCGTAGGAGGACGAGGAATTGCTTGTAACGGCCTTTGAGCTTGTGGTTGTTGCGTAGGTGCTTGCGGAGGAGTGGGCGGCCTTACAGGGGCATTAGGGGCCTTTTCTTGTACTGCAATGGCCCTTTCCTTAAGTAGCTGCTCAGACATTTTAATTCTACGCTCAAACTCTTTGTCATCTTCGGTACCTGCTTTAAGATTAGTAGTAATGGCTTTGATCCTATCAATCTCAACTTCTTGAGGTATAACTTGAGTTTCCATAGACAACTTAGCGGCTCTAGCTTGTGACTCTTGTGCTTGACCATTAAGCGCAGCAGATTGTGACGCTTGGAAAGCAAGCTGAGTCTGCTGTACTGCTTGTTGTGCTTCAGCAGCTTGTGGATCAGGTTGCATAGCTTGACGCATTTGCTCAATAAGTTTTTCTCTGTTGCTTAGGCTCATGTTGTCAAGTATAGCCTCTAACAACACATTCTTTATGGGAGAGTCGCCCATCGTTGTTAGTAGTTGAGTTAGCTGGGCTATTTCGTACTCTCTGGCAACAACACCTAAAGAACTAGAGGCTGTAAACTTATAATCTGACACAGGGTAGATTTCTGGCTCAAACTGCATATACCTGTGTGCGGCTTTGGTAACAAAAGGTACTAGAAAACTATCTTGGAAATTTACTAAAGTTCTTTTGTGTCGTTTAATTATAGCACCCATGCCCATAGAAAAACCGGCAGCAGAGCGTGTATCGGAACCGGCGTTTGTGCCGTTAGGGTCAATAGCTCCTGTAGCTGCTTGTACCATTTGTTGTAAAGCGTTTGCCTGTTCAAACGTAATCTGGGATACTTGACCAAAGTTAAAGGGTTGTAATACTTCAGCAGGATTACCATTAGTTAAAATAATTTTACCTGACCTAACTTCTGGCCTAGATCCTCTTGGCATTCTGGATGCATCCATAGCCAACATTGGGTGTACGGTAAGAGCCAAAGCGTCTATTCTGGCTCGTATTTCAGCATCTAACGCCTTTTGTGAGTTGTATCCTTTCTCACATACACCTCTGCCCCAGAAACGGCTAGGAACCGTATCAAAAGCAAAAGCAACTATAGGACGATCCTGCATCATGTAGGGATTTTCTTCTGCTTTTAAAAGAACCCCGCCGTTACCTATAACTACAATAGCTTCGACATAATAGCTGCTGTTATCTTCTTCTTCTGTATCTACTAATGGCTCTACAATTTCTACTTCGTCATCTGCTTCCATCCTAGCTTTTTCTAAAAGATAACGAGGGACTAAACCATAGTAAGTCGTTTTTCTAACTTTGTTTTCATCATAGACGTTAGATAAGTTAGGGTCAGCCTCTAGGTCTTGGTCGTGAGCAGCAGTTTCTAAATCTGAATCATAATAGACACCCTCTTCTTGTAGCATTTCTATTGAGTGTTTAGGTACAAACTCGTCAATAGCAACGCCTAGTGCTTCATCTACAGAGGTAGCTACAGGGTCTATAAGAAAGTTTTGTGGTAGGATAGGGCGTAGTTTGCAGACTGTACGGTCTTGTATAGTAACACCAACGGCTGTTAGATCACCACCCATAACGGGTTCTGTAGCAGGAGCCATTTCTTTTTCATTAGAAAGAGTAATCTCTGCAATTCCTGTACCAAAGATAGCAGAATTAAGTATACACTCTCCAATAGCCTTGCGTACTTTGTTTTTTGTAAAGTCTTCGTTAAGTTTTTCTCTAAGGAGTGCAATATCCATAGGGTTTTGGTCAGCAATGTCATCTTTAATGTCAAAGAAACGTCCTCTGCCAAACGTAGCCTCTTCAATCTCTGCTACAGTAGACTCTACGGCCTGTTGTAACGCAGGAGCAACAATTCTGGAACGCTCTGAAGCTCTTGTTTTATCTTCAGTAGACCAAATGCCTCTAAATAAACGATAATACTCGTCAAAATCTTGTTGGTAATTAGATTCAAAGTGTTCACGCCACTCGCCACACTTAGTTATTACCCATTCTTCAATGTTTTGCTCTCTAAAATCTTCTTCTCGTAGTTCGTCCATTTTAATACCCTGCGTAAGCGTCCATTGGTTCAAATTCGTCTATGTCCATGTCCATGTTGTAGGCTACTTCAGCTAATTGGTCTATATAAGCTAAAGAATCTATAAGATCGTCATGTACTAGGGGGTTAGGAAATTGAAATAACTGATCTAAAAAAAGAGCGTTCCAAGAACCTTTAGCTAAAGAAATCTTACCATGTTCAAATCTGCCTTGTAAAGCCCACACAATACGATCAACTTTCTTTTTGTTACCGTGTGTTAGTTCTTCTATTCTAAAAAATCTATTTTTTTCTTTCATTAAAGTAGTTATGTAGGGTAAGACCGCGTTCTTAGCTATTCCTTTTTCTATTCCTACTGAAATAGGCTTATAGTCTCTAACTGCTTCAAAGATTCGCCTAGCTGTGTCTTCTACGCCCCATCGTCCATGTACTATGTCTGCGACCCACCAACCTAGTGTGCTAACTTTAACAATAGATATTGCTGATTCGTCTAAGTGTCGTGTTTTAGTTTTAACTTTGTTTACGTCTGTAAAGCCAGCAAGGTCAATGGCAACATAAAACTCTCCTTCATCTGGTTCTTCTTCTAAAAACTTAACGTCTTCTTCTTTGAACAACTCGCTACCTTGAGCTTCAAAGGACGCTAAGAACTCTTGTCGAAAAGAGTATCTAGACATTGACTTTTCTGCTGACTGTATTTCTTCTGGGTCTAACAATGGGTTATCGTAGCTTGTAAAGTGCCAACCGTTAAAGTCTTCGTCTTCTGCTAACTTAGAGTAGTTGTATAGCTCATAGAAATGATTGCGACCCATAGGAGTACCTATGAACAACGCATGGCCTTTTTGGTCAGCTAGTGCAGGTCTTAGGATCTGCTCCCAGACCGCAGGTTTCATGTCTGCATACTCGTCCATACATAAGAACTTTAGGGAGACACCCCGCATAGTCTCAGGTCTATCGGCACCCTTTAGGGCTATTGTGCAACCGTTGACCAACTTAATCTGAAGATTATTAACATGACTAGTAGCAATAACACCGTGTCCAAGCTCCAATAAAAGCGTCCACATAATATCTCTAGCTTGTCCTTGAGTAGGAGCAACATAAAACACCTGACCTGATTTTTCGCTAAGACCGTTAATTATCAAAAGCCATGCGGCTAGTCTTGACTTACCTGTACGCCGACCTGCTGCAATTACTTTGAAGCGTGTAGGGTCGCTAAACACCTCTTGCTGCCAAGGGAGCAACTGTACGTTTAAGTCAGTCATGGTTTACTAAAGAATACTTAGGGATAGCTAAGTACACTCTAGTACTTCCACATTACACTAGGGGCATTAGCGTCAGACTCACGGAGATCAACATGGATGAAACTATTAGCCACTCCAATGCCGTTGAACCCCAACGCGATGGCGTGTTTAACAATAGCATACCTTTGTGCGCCGTTTGCAACTTTAATGTCAGCCGCAATGCCTTGAGAATGAGTACCTGCTTTTTTCTTTTTAATTTCTTCTGGGTGGCTAGGATCTCTATAGCCGCTAGTGATAATAAATGGAAAACCACATCTCTCCCTTAGTTCGTCTAGTTTCTCAACTAGTTTTGGTTGGATTTTGTTAAGACCTGTATGAGAACAATCAAAGTCTTCTATTTTAAAGTATTTGTATTGAGATAAACTATCAACACAGAATCTTTCTTCATAATTAGACATTTGTATAGTCCTCTGTATACTCAGCGTCTAAAGCATCATCTTGAGTGTCATTAGTATCATTAGTACCAGAAGAGATTATTGTCTGCTCTCCACCGACACCAGTAATAGATATATTAATAGCACTTTTCCCCCCAGCTACCTTATCTTTCTCAAAGTAACTTAGGGGGACTATACGATCAGCTAAGAGCTTCCAAGCGGCAGCTTGATGCTTATGTTCGTCATTCAAAGCTGCATCAAAGATAGACTCTAAAACCAACTTAGACTTAGGCGACGTAAGCATACGACCCTTGTATTCGTTAATGATAGCAGCGTCACCTTTAGGTCGGCCTCTAGGTAAGCCTGTGGCTCCTCTCTTTCTAGACACCACCTCTGACTTTTTAGGTCGCCCACGCTTCCTCTTAGGTTTTTCTTCTGTTATCATATGTATACTTATGTAGTTACTAGTAAGTTGCCTTAGAATAACTTTTATGATAAACCTTTAAGAATATCTTTAATGAATTATTAAAATATTACTTAGCAATACCAAGCTATCTAAGATTACTTATTTATACTAACATATTTTTAAGCAAAAGTCAAGTCTTTTCTTGTCTTATTTTATATTGTTAAGAAACGTGTGTATAAGGCCCTATATATACTACCTATGTGGTTATTGTCATACATTTAAGAAATACTTATGATTCTATATTACTAAGGGGCCAATATAACCAAAAGTTATACTAGTGTCATACACTTATAGCTTTTACTTATGTTAGATTTATTGTCATTTAATGTTCACTTTTGCTCTCCTTTGTATACAGGTGGGTACCCACAGTAACACAAGGCCCACCGTCCCCTCCCTCCCCTAGTTATACACAGGATATACAGAAGTTATCCACAGGATATACAGAAGTTATCCACAGGATATACACAGGTTATACTTATCCACAGGATATACACAGGATATACATTAGTTATCCCCAGAGTTATACATAGGGAACATAAGTTATCCAAGGTTCCACGTGGAACATTAGTTATCCACAGGTTAAGTGTGTGCATCTATATGGTACCCACTAAAGTACACCAAGCTATCCATTAGCGCCTATATAGTTTAAATAATTGTTGACATAGGTAGACTATTGTGTTACTCGCGCACCCGCCCGGTCTTTATATAGCGTAATGTTTACTTACATATCAAAATGTAATGCATAATAATATTTATATTAGTTTAAATCATTAGACAATAATATCATCTATGCCTATTATGTACCTAAGACATGGGGACACGCGCCCAACATTAACCGACACATAAGGAAATACAAACATGGCATTAGTAACTTTAAAAAGATTCCCAACGGCAGATGAGATTACAGCATGTTGGCTTGGGCCAGACCTTGAATCAGCAATAGATTTGTTAGCTGAAACATTCCCAAAGCCAAGGGTACAAGGAGCCATTCTTGGCGGAGGTGAAGAAGTTTGTGTAGATGACTTATATTTTCCGTTAGATTGGTTTCATGCTACACATTTGAGCGACGAAGATAAAAAAGACCTTGCCAGAGAGCCAAACCCCAACACAAACCGACTGTAGCAAATCAAACCGCCCTTTCGAGGGCATAACCAACAGGTGAATAAAATGACTAAATCAGAGATATTCAAAATCTTATTAGAACAGCACGACGATGTAACGATTGTAAAAGCGCATATTCTGTATTATCGAGACTATCGTTATCGCGGCGGTAACGCCAAGCGCGAAAAAGCATCAAATGATCGTTCAGCAATGCAATACGCTATCTTAGAAACAGCAAAATTATTGTTAAGTGACAAGATGTATCAAGAATTTAAAGAAAAACGTCTGCTTCTTACTGAAACGCTTTGGTACAAGAAGCGAATCTGTAATTATGACGGAACGCCGCTTACTGATTCACAAATAAAAACACGCGATTGGGCAATTGCGCGAGATGCTAAACGCGCAGCGTAACTAACCAACCGAAAGGTGACACATTATGCGAATATTAAACAAACTTTTAGCTGCCACAGGCTTGACTCTGATAACTGTTACTGGGGCTTACCTTTGCTACAATTTGGTAATAATTGCAGGTTATGGGTTCCTAACACTATTAAATAACTTCGGGGGCATTTCTTAATGACTTACTTAGAATCAGCAGAAGGTTTAACTATTACTAAAGAGCGCGCACTATTAGAGCTAAAAAAGCACTGTATAGATGATATACAGTATTTTCTCGAAGAATGCGGTGATTGTGCTATATATGATGCAGCCGAAGTGCTTGAATGGCTTGGATACTAACTAACTAACTAACCGACAGGTGACAATATGAGACTTAATCAAATAGCAGCAAATCAAACTGAGCTTGACCTTGGCTTTTGTACTGTATTCTTCAGCTATAACACACCAGTAGCCGCACGTTTGACTGATGGCTCACTGGTACGCACAGCAGAGCGTTACAGCGTGACAACAACGAAACATATAAACAAATGGCTACGGGGCTGTGATGCGCTTACAGTGTCACAGTACCGCATTGATTGTTTGCTTACTTCAACATCTGAATGCGACGCTCAACTGGAGGTGAAATGATGAACATTAAACTTTGGATGGAAATGTACAAAATTGCCCTTCAGATCAATTATGATAGATTTGATGGTGTTGTGCCAAAATCAGAGGACACAGTACGATTGCTAGAGTTGTTAGACAAGACAATGCCAGAGGAGGCGATAGCATGAACATTAATAAATTCTACGGAATGACCGGCGGCGTTATTGTGTGTAACTGGTGCAACGGCGACTGTTTGGGAGCTTGTGGCGATGTAAGTAGTAAGCGTGGTTTTACCGCATATTGTTTTGATTGCGACGCGCCGTGTACTACTTTAGAATTACCTATGTCCGACGCAGGTACACTAGAAGACGCAACAGAACGCACCGCCTTAGATGTATGGCGCGACGCAGCAATGCGTGATAGAGTGCTGCCAGAATACCAACTAGGATCATTGGGAGAACTAATATGAATAACGCAATCACAATGCCATGTAGCATTACAGACGGCCAACAATACGACGATAGCCACGGCGTGGGGTTACCATATCACCCCCTGGATTATGATGAGCATGGTTTTATTTATGAGATAATCCGAACAATGAAAGGGTATCTAGTGTTACGGCATAGTCACGACCAAAATAGTGATATTTTAGAAAATTACTTCACAAAGCTATCTGACGCGCATAAGTTTTGTAACGGAAGCCTAGAGGTCAACGACGATGATTGAGCGACGATGGCTATCCATGGTTAACCATATGGATCTACGAAAAGGGCGAGAGTATTCCATTACTGAACTAATGGGCTTTGAGTGTTTTGAAGATATCCCAAGAAAGACGCTGTACTCTCGTCTATCTAAAACAGATTGGATATTACCCAAGCACATCAAATCACTGACTATGGCTAAACACGGCGACATATGGCCCCAGTTTGAAAGGCCAGATCATAAGCTCTCGTCGTGGTACTTAAGCAAACCTTGGTCGAACATTGGAGGTGATAGACTGTGAACCTGTTTCCCGTAATAGACAAAAGAATAACTAGAGGCGCTACTAAACACACTAAAACAGGCTTATGGTATAAAGACCGCAAACAGCGATATATGAGCTTTTTAGTATCAACAATAGGTTGGTTTAGCGTCGTTATGCTAGGCTTGTGTGGTGCTTTGTTATTCTATATACTAGCTATATTACTTTTGAGTTTATAAAAAGAGAGGTGAATTATGACAATTCAAGAATTAATTAACGAACTGCAATACTCAATGGAGTTAGGGTACGATCCAAATGCTGTCGTCTTAGTAGATCTGATTTCTGATGGTTACAGCCAGTACGCTCTGGGTGATGTTGATTATTACGGGACACACATGGGCATCTTATCTCTTAATGTTTACTTAAGTGATGAGGAGGACGAGAAAAGAGAGGTGAATTATGACAATAATTGAGATAGTAGACGGTTCTAACGGTTACCACCATAAAATCATACAGGGTAATTTAGATCCCTATCTAGAAGACATTATATACGAAACATGGGATGAAGCATTTGACGCTTTAAATCACTTGTTTAAGGACGTTAAGCATCGACAGTTTAACATTGTCACTCTGGGAGATATCAAATGAATTTTTGGTTTGGAGAGCTATTGTTCACGATAGAATTACGCAATGGCATAGGGCTAGACATTGAGGCTACTGACAGTAGACTAGTCTGGGTGATGAATAATAACACAGGTAACTTAACGACTATGCTTTTTAATGGTATGATACTGCTGCTGCCTTTTGTAATTATTACTCTGGGTTCAATTTACGACGATTACGAGGTGCTAGACGATGAGTAGAATAAAAGAAAATTTTATGGGTTACGACGGTCTAAAGTTTGAGTCTAATGACCCGCTGTACACTAGAGCGATTAATGAGCTAGTCGAGTATGACGTACATTATATGTCGCTAACTGAAATGTATCACATTGTTACAAACGCAAAGCGTGATCATTATGTCGCTATGGACAAAAAAGACCTATTGTACTTATGGGACGATTGGTGCATAGAAACCTTGGAAATGGGTGGCGACAATGAGTAGCCGCTGTAAGGCTTGTAATGTGCTTTTAGACTCTGGAGAGGCAAGCAGGTCTGACCCAAGTACTAACCTGTACATAGAATTGTGTACGCCCTGTTATATAGCGTCTGGATATGCCAGAGAATCATTAGAAGACATATTGTCAGATGATTATGGGGATGAATATGGATACTGATAGTGGGGTATTCGACATGATGAAGGCAGATGGTTTAAAAGACGCTATTGTCGGTATATGCCGTCGATATGGACAAGAAAATGTCATTCTTTACGACGAAGACAAAGTTATTAAGATTCTTATGGATAACGGTATGGATTACGAAGAGGCTGTAGAGTATTACGAGCATAACATTATCGGTGCTTGGGTAGGCGACGGCACACCGGCCTTTTGTTTTCGCTTGTTAGAAGAGGAGGATAAGTATAATGGATGAACTTGAAGGATACGATTTTATATGGTATACTCTTTCAGTATCTTTAGTTATGTTTTATATTTATCTTAAAAGTTTAACCTAAAGACCAACCACTTATTAATCACTAGTATACATTTGGAGATACTACTATGGCAACATTAGAAGGCACGTTAGCATTTGAGAACCTCAATTCACATGAAGAGTACAACGGTCAATCCACGGGGAAATACTCTGTTGTATTGTCCTTAGATTCAGATGTAGCAGAGTCTCTTAAAACGGAAGGCGTTAAGATGCGCGAGTATGAAGGTACGCCACAGCGCAAGTTTGCGTCTAAATTCGATGTACCTGTTTTTGATGTAGACGGTACACCTTTTGCGTCCAATGTTATTGGTCGTGGGTCTAAGGTACGCATAGCGTATACCTTGGGTAAGCCCCATCCTGTACACGGTGTCGCACCTTACTTGAATAAAATCAAGGTGTTGGAAGTAGCAGAAGCATCAGAGGATGATGGTGACTTTTAACCATGAAGCATAAACATAAAACTGAGTCTAAATTTGTCGGACATGAGCCATGCCCTAAGTGTGGCTCTAAGGACAATCTAGGTAGATACGATGACGGTCATGCTTTTTGCTATGGCTGTCAATACTATGAATTTGCTGATGACGATAAGAGAGATATATTGTCAGTAGGCATACTACATCGAGGATTAGAGATGACAGGTGTTGTAGCAGCTATACCTGAGCTTCGTTTATCTAAGGCCACCATGCAGTTGTATGGTGTGACCATAGAATACGATTCAGTGGGTAAGATAGTTAAGCACCACTACCCTTACGTTGATAAAGGCACTAATGAAACCACAGGCACCAAGGTGCGAGTATGTGACTCAAAGCAATTCTTTGCTACAGGTGGTTTCCAAAATGTGGGTCTTTTTGGTCAACAGAAGTTTAAAGGTGGCGGTAGGTACATAACGATAACTGAGGGTGAGAAGGATTGTCTTGCAGTATCGGAGATGTTCGATAACAAGTGGCCCGTGGTGTCCATAAGATCAGGCGCACCTAACGCTGCTAAGGACATTAAAGAGAACCTAGAGTACCTAGAGTCTTTTGACAATGTTGTTATCTGTTTTGATAATGATAAGGCGGGACAGGACGCAGCTAATTCAGTGCTAGACCTGTTCACTCCTAACAAGGCAAAGAATGTCGTGTTACCCATGAAGGACGCAGCAGAGATGCTAGTGGCTAACAAGGTGACTGAGTTCGTTAAGGAGTGGTGGAACGCTAAGACCTATCAACCTGATGGTATTATCTCAGGTGTGGACACATGGGACATGATAACTGCCAGAGAAGACGTACTGGTATACCCTTACCCTTGGTCTTGTCTTAATGACCTTACATTTGGCTTTAGGGAGCGTGAGCTAGTGACGATAACTAGTGGCTCAGGTATGGGTAAGAGTCAGTTAGTGAGAGAGCTAGAGCATTACATCCTAGATGCTACAGAGGATAACATTGGTATTTTAGCGTTAGAGGAAGATGTACCTAGAACTGCTCTGGGTCTTATGTCCATCGAAGCTAACGCACCCTTGCATCTCAGGGATGACTTTGACATTGAAGCTAAACGTGGTTTCTGGGAGCGTACTTTAGGTACTGGTAGGGTGTATCTATTCGATCACTGGGGTTCTACATCAGAAGACAATCTGTTAGCCAGAATACGCTACATGGCTAAGGGTCTTGATTGCAAGTGGATAATCTTAGATCATCTGAGTATCGTAGTTAGCGACCAAGACATAGCAGACGAACGTAAGGCCATTGACAGCATAATGACCAACCTCCGTAAACTGGTACAGGAGACAGGCGTAGGTTTATTCCTTGTTTCACACTTGCGTAGGCCACAAGGTAAAGCACACGAAGACGGTGGACAAATATCCCTTGCTGAACTGAGGGGATCTGCCGCTATCGCTCAGTTGTCCGACATGGTTATTGGTTTAGAACGTGACCAACAGAACGGCGACCCTAGGATACGAAACACAACTACGGTGAGAGTATTGAAGAATCGCTTTGCTGGGCTTACTGGCCCTGCTTGCTACCTACATTACAATAAGGACACCGGACGTATGGAGGAGACAACCTGTCCTCTGGATGATGGGGGTGAGTTTTAATGGTTTCTTCAGACGCTCAGGTCAGAGAGATAATATTTGACATAGAAACTAATGGTCTTGACCCAGACGTAGTGCATTGTGTTTGTGCTTTAGAGGGCGAGGTTTCTTTTTGGACTAAAGACCCCATTGAGTTCCAAGCCTACATTACTGAGGGACACTGCCGCTTAGTGGGCCACAACATCATAGGCTATGACATACCAGTGCTTGAGAAGCTGTGGAACATAGACTTTAGTGGTTGCGAGATAGTGGACACCCTAGTGCTGTCTAGGTTAGCTAATCCTTCCAGAGAGGGCGGTCACTCTCTTAAGGCATGGGGAGAACGTCTAAGGTTTCCTAAAGGCGACCATAGCGATTGGGATACGTTTACGCCTGAGATGCTGTTGTACTGTCAACAGGACGTTTCGGTTAACAAGAGAGTCTTACAAGAGGTACGTTACGAGCTAAGAGACAACATGAGCTTAAAGTTAAAAGGGTTCTCTCAGGAATCTATAGACCTAGAGCATGATGTGCAACGCATTGTATCAAAGCA